TGCACCGCAGAACAAGCAATTCACTTCTCCTGTTTCAGTGTTTACTTGGCCGTTGCGTTCTTGTGAACATTCAGGACAGCGGACTTGTATGTCAATCTTCATGGCCGAAGTTCACTTTGATGAAGTGATGAAAGAGAACTACGAGACCTGTGATGATGAGATACACGGCGAGACACTTCATTTCTTCCTCCACAGTTGTCGTGAATGAGAGAACCATCTTCCGAGATGATGCACTTCACGGACATCTCCTCTTCTTGCGTGAGAGTCTCCCACGCTTTTGACGCTTCCACAGGTTGCGTTGCCAGTTCATCTCTACTCCTTAAATGGCGGAGGGGGTGGTCGTGTTGTGCCGAAAAGTACCGTTGGCTTTTAGCCCCCTGTTGCTTTCGTATGACCACTACGCCCTCCAAAAAAAGAACTTCGCCCTCAATCCTATTTGTGCGGCGCCCGCCTGACACGAATAAGATTAAGAGGGGTAGTCTGTCCTCAATCTCTGGCAAGATTGAGAGCGAAACTCTTTTACTTTATGTACTCTTCACTGGGGGTGATTGATAATTTAGAAAGTTTGAATAGTGCTAAACCCTGTTTGACCTGATTGCAAATTTGCTTGTACGCCATCAGTTAATCCTCCTGTAGAGGAGGTATCTCCAACTTGATAATTGGCACTCACTATGTTCGTCCCACTAGATGAACACCAAACCTGATAAGGTTTATACCATGGATAAGTCTCATAAATCGGTTGAACATAACGGATTGTTTCAACGATTTCTGTGCGGTTTTTAGAGAGTTTTTCTACAAGCTCTCGGAGAAACTTAATCTCTGATTCAAGACTTTCTTTATCACGTTCCGTTTCTTCCTCTTGGGTAAATAAAATTTCTCTTGCTTCGTCTTGAGTAAGTATCTTGTCATTGACAAGACCACGCAGTTCTTCTGCGGTTGGCAGTTTACTCAACCGCCATTTTAATTTCTTCGTCATAATGTTTTATATTACCCCCAGAAAAGAATACATAAATTGTTAAAGAACTTACTTATATTTTAGCATAAATCCATAAAAGTATGAACGTATATACTATCCCCGCCGAAAGTAATGCTACGATAATAGCTTGTGTAGTTTTAGATAGTTTCATCGCTTTAATTTCTCTGGATAACGGATGATTTTATTGTTGAAGCGTTTTACTTTTACATTTACCCGCGCCAATTCTATATCATTGTCATCAAACGCTAAATCTATTTCATTCTTTCTCTCGGTGGTTTTTGCGACGATTTCATCAGCAGTAAGTCCTAATTTTTCTGCCCACATTTTTGCGTAATCTTGCCCACCACCGCTCCAAATAATCATGTAGTGTCCCTGTGCTTGAAACCACCTGTAAATTGCAATAGTCTCATAACTTGGCACATCTCTATCAAAGCCCGTGGCAATCGCAGGTATTATTAAGGTGTCGTCAACATCAAATGCTATCTTCATACATCTTCTTCTTTAGTACATTCATCGCAATATCTTCCATCGCTTTCCGTTTGGTCAAAGAGAGGCCTTCCGCAATTTATACATTCGCCGTTCTTCATATCTCTTCTTCTTTAGAGAGGGAGGAGAGTTCTTTTTCAATCATTATTAGTGCCATTTCTCTGGTTAAAATAAGTGCCTCAACGTGGGGTGCTGTTATTGTGTGGTCTTTTAAGACATTCCTTACTGCATTAAGTGCAGTTTTTAATCCCTCCCTCCCCGCCTTAAAGCCTTCGGAGTAGCCCTTATCATATGTTTCTTCTATTGTAATATCTAACCATTCTTCAAAAGAAGACTCCTCCTTCTTATGTTTGTTCTGTGGGGTCATAGGGTTATTTTTTGTTAAAAAGAAATTTTAAACGTGCCCAAAAACTACTACGCAATTTGTGAATTTTATCATTATTATCCATAGATTTATGCAGGATTTCTTCTACAGCATTTTCATAGACTCTCTCTTTTATTTCATTCGTAGATTTTACTTGCATCTTTTCTAAATCTGAAATATATCCAGCAATATGTAAACGTGCCTTATGTGGATTTTTTGAACCAAAAGACAATCTCCATTCAGTGCTAAGTAGTAATTTATCTTCCCTTTCTTGTATCTCTAGGTATTTATTAAAAACATGTCCAGCAATTTCTGCAAAAACTCTATTGTCGTGTGCATAGTGCCATGTTTTCGTAAATGAGGTATCTAATTCAAACGGGTTGATATCTATAGTAGACCATGCCTGCAAATTTATTTTTCTAGGAATTTTCATACCCTATCTTATCTGTTGGTTTTTAATAAGTGATTATGAATTAGTTCTTCCCACTTACCACCGTGTTTTCTATAGCCAAAAAATCGGTATTCTAATCTTTGATTATTTTCATAGAAACTTCTAAGCTCATTGAGTAATACCAAGAAATCTAAGGTCTGCTCAACGCCGTCTATATAACGACTTTCTTTTTCAGCAGAAAGGGCGGGTCTTATAACCTCCTCTAGAAGTTTCTTCTCAAAAATTGTTAGTCTCTCTTCGTTCATAATCCCTGTAATAAAGTTAAATCTCTTCTAAGGTTACGTTAGTTACTTTCTTTTAACTGTTTTTCAACGGCTTCTTTATTCCATTTCCGCATTTTTACGAGTTGTAACTTGTAAGGGGTTTCGCATTTACTGCACCACCATGCAGTTGAAAACCATCCATTCTCAAGTTCTTTCATATCATTCCCGTGCTTAGGGCAACGAACATCAGCAAAGTATGGGGATGCGCCTATTCTAAAATGGTCTTCGGTCATAAATCCTCCAACTTAACTTCTGTTACTTTCTTTTTTACTTCTTTGAGTTCATAGATGGCGATAATTCCGTTTGGCGCATCTTCTATATCAAAAACAAAACTTGAACTGCGCGTAGAGCCATCATCGTAAAGTTGTACATAAATTGTCTTAGGGAAGTCCATAATAGCTTATTAACATTCTAATATATTCACTCACGGTTTTATCTAGGGCTTTTGCTTTTTTCTTGAGTTCCTTCTTTTCCTTTGAGGAGAGACGGAAACGTATGTAAGTGTCTTTCATAATTTTTAATGTATTTAACCAAACTTTCTCCTTTTTCAATCTGTCCGACAAAATCAAGGAGACGACCACTCCATCCTGCGAGATGAAATACTTTTCCTCCCGTTATGTCTTTTGTTCCATAGCCTTGTATATCAATCGCATACACATAGGGGTTATTTCCTGTTTCTCTTACATACTGCGTGTATGCTCCTTGTACGGAATGTTCATTCCAACTCTCATTATCGGAAAGGATTATGATGCGTGAGTATTTTTTCTTTGTACTAAAAGCATATTGAAAGACAAGAGATGTCTGTGTTCCTCCGCCCATTGCATGAGACTCAATCATTTTAGAAAGGTCTATAACAGGAGTTCTGCCACTTAAGGTGAGTATTTTTAGTCCTGTGTCATAAAGAATAACTTCAGAATTTTTATTAGCTTTTGCAAGTGTAGCCGCAAAGATGGAAGCTTTTTGGATAGGGCCACCACTCATCGAACCCGAAGAGTCTACTGCAATGAGAGTTTCACCACTTAATTCGGGAGTATTAGAAACAGCTAAATCCATAGCCTCTGAAATGGCATCAGAGTATGAACGATTGCCGGTTACGTTGTTAAACGCAGTGATAAATCTAAAAGGAAGTTGTTTGGAGTTTGCTACTTCCTTCGGATTAGTGAGTTTTTTAATAACTAACGCTTCATTCTTTTTAGAGATTCCATACTTAACAAAATTATTTAGATTTCTAAGAAGTGCCATGTAGCCCATTTTATCTTCGGCGATGAGAGATTCTAGAGCTTTCTTGCGAGCTGTGTCATTTTTAGCGTTAGCAAGTTCTGTCTCCCAAGTGTCAAACGATATTAGTTTCCCTTCAATAAGGTCTCTCCATGCCTTTTTCTGCTCTTTAGAAGCGTGTTTTACCTTTGGATGAGTGAGGTTAAACAAGTCTACCAGTGAGACTTTCTTATTCTCACCTTTATATTTCGCTAAACGATAACGGTCAAAATTAAGTAGTGCATTACGCACACCTCTTTTGATTTGTTTAGGGAGTGGAGTTCCTACATAGGCTACAACTTCAGTGAGGTCATCAGGACGGATAGCAATACTTACAAGGGTATCTTTAACTAAAGAGTCTCCCTTATGAGTTTTTGCTAGTTCTCCCACTAACACATGAGCAACTGAGCGTAAATTGAATTCTTTACGCGCTACTACAGCCAAATTAGCCACAAATTGTGGGTCACATTTGGATACGAGGTCTTGTATTCTCTCAACACGCTCATCGCCGGATTCGTAGTGTTTATCCTCTAAAAAAGTAGTGAGGACGGCGTGGGTTAATTCTTGTTCAACAGGAAAAGAATACGCTCTTCCTCCCGCTTTGTTTATAGTCTTAGTAGACTCTTTTGTATTAAATTTTGACATATTACTTCTGCTTATTATTAACTCGTGTGAGGGGATACTTTTTGCCTGGTTTTACTTTCCGAAGTAACCAAACTACTACCACCTCGCACCAACTAATAATTGAGTGCAGGTATTCGGGGATAAAGCAGAAAAGTTTCTTTTTTAAAGCAGAAGTAACTTTACTATTGCCACCGAATATCTACGTTCAATCTATTCTTATGTTATCACGTTAGTTATAACAGTCAAGACTAATCTGTGGATAAACCCCTTGCCTTATTTTGCTCCACACTCTTGGCATACATAGTCATCTCTTTCAAAAACTTTTTTTCTCCATTCTCTGTACCTAAAGCGCGACATTTCGTTATATCTTTCGGTTCTATTAAAAATAGAAACACCACCGCGCCAGTTTGAATTTTTGTCTCCCATTTTTGACATGGACATTTTAGTCCTTTGTTCAAAGGTCATCTTTGCGCCTTTTCTATTTGATGGTAATAACTTCCTATGTTGCCAATAACACTTTTTTGAACAGTAGATTGTATTTCTATACTGGTTTCTATAACCATTAAATTCTACAAGGCAAAAACCGCACTTAAACTTTTTCATCAATTCCTTTGGCTTTTTTCATAAAATATAACCAGTCGTCAGAATCCATAACAACCAACCATTTATTCTTTGGCATCAAATCGAAGTGAATAAAGAGTGCTGGCTCATTATGATGAATAACACTTGCATGCTTTACCTGTTTCCATGCTTCCTGTAAGTTGATTTTCTTGACGGTTTTAACTTCTATAGAGAGGTCTATGTTATTCCCCACATCTCCTTTCTCTCTACTGCCGCCACCACTCGCATTATCTCTCCATGCTTTAATACCATTATCTCGTAGCCAATTAGCTACAGCATTCTCTCCTTTGTTTCCTTTCTTTTTTGCGTTAATCATGGAGCTGCTTCTTTTCTTCCATACCAGAAATTGTTTTAAGTTTCACGTTTTCTAGGAAAACCCTAAAATCATCCACCATTTTTGTGCCAATATATTCATAATCTTCTCCCGTGAGTTGGTAGTCCCTATTCCATCCTTTCATTCGTTGATAGTCTGGCGTTATAGACATAATGTGGTTACCTGATATCGTTCCCTCTTTAAATATAGCTACCCTACCTGTTACTTGTGCCCTTAATGCCATAGGTAGTTCCGTCTCGTCTATGCTTATAAATTCGTTTTTATCGTAACCAGTTTTAACTCTAAAGTATTTCATGCTAGTCCCTTACCCTTGCTAATAATTTCACCTTTTTTCTTTGTGAGGAAACTCTCTAACTTAGTCCACCTTTCCCAGAGTTCGAAAGGAGAAGTAATAATCGGGGCATAAGGGAGCTTATTCGCCCTCGGAAGGAACCCAATAACCTGTAATACTTTCTCTAGCCCGTATTCCCTTAAAAGGTCATCGCACGCCTTTCTTTGAGTCTTGTTTCCATAATAGTTCTTATTCTTTGGGTCTACTCCCTCTAATGCTTTTATAATTTCTTCACCTAATACATTAAAGGTTTTACCTTTTGCGGGGTTTATCCCCGCTATAGTATCTTTACTTAACTTAACTTTACTTAACTTAACTTGAGGCACCCGCTGGTTGCCAGATGGTAAACCATTGGTTGCCAGTTCTGTATAAGCCCTGTTATCTTTGATTTGTAGTTGTTTTTTTTCCTCTAAGTATTGAGTTTCTTTGTATCGGTCATGACGGATGGTGTTATGGATGAGCCAGTGCTTAATCACCACCACTCCGTTTTCAAAGGGAAGTAAAAACCTTTTTGTGAGAAGAACTTTCAAATCGTCATCCTGCGCTCCGACCATACGCATAACCCTTTTAGGATTAACAAACCCATCATCATCGGCATACATACCAAGATGAAAGTATAGGTTTTGTGATGAGACGGGCATATCTAAGAAGGCATCGCTTCCTATAATTTGCTGGCTAAACATCCTTCGCTGTCCCATATAATTATCAAACAACAACCACCGAAGGACTGCACTGGCTCTGGTGAACCAAATCCTGCGGTGGCTGTTGTCTACAAATTATCTTGTAATACCAGAATTTGTGCATAGTGTAATTATACTACTTTTTCTTTTTTCTAGGTGTGGATAATAATTGGTCTTTAATCTTGCGATTTTTAGAGTCTTTTATACTCAAGAGGTAGTCTGGGATACCTTTTCCAAATAAACGCGCCATTGGCGATTTTTGGGCGTTCTGGGCATATATCTCATCTTGATAGTCTTCTCTTTTAGTCATACGTTCCTATATTCTTCTTGTAAGAGAGAGGCGAACTTTTTGATTACTTTAATTTGAGCATCAGCAAGGTCTCTAGTTTCTCTTAATTTTTGCCAAGTAAGGTACTCTGGGTCGCATTTTGCTTTCATTTCTGCACCCGCCACACTCTCTCCGTCCTTACGGTAACTTAATACCTTAATCCGATACGCTTGTTCTGCTTCTAAAAGAGGGGAGACTAGCCATGCAAGGTTTGAGATGAGTTTCTCTACGCCATCAAAGAGTTCGGAATAATTCTTTACTTCGGAGAAGCGAGAACCATTAGCTATTTCAGCTAAGATTTCCTTACATACTTGTTCAGTTTCTTTGGTCATATTAGCTCAAGTGCTTTTTTGAGAGAGCCGAAGTTATAGTAGTACCTACTTGCGTGTGGTAATAATCCTCTTTTACAATCAGAAACAGAAGGATTCCTCCCGTTCTTCTCTATAAAGATTTTTAGTATCTCAATAAGCTCCTCCTTAGAATAGTTTACCCGAACGGGTGTTCTGTGGTAAACCTTTTCTCCCTTAAGTACTTCCATCTCAACAACCTTCTTAACCTTTTGGTAGGAACCCCATACTCCTTTCTTGAATAAGCCATCTCTAAACCTAGGAAGTCTGCCATTGTTTATCCAAAAGTTCTTAACAAAGGGAACGAAATAATCCTTTGTGTATTTAGTTTTCTTTAATGTTTGCCCACTCTTTAGCGGTGTAAGCCCAGCGACACGGCAAGCCTCACTGAACGAGCCATAGACCTTAATAAGAGTTTCTCTGAATGAGACTTCCTTAACCGTAGGACACCTCCCTAGTATTTCTGCCCTTTTCTTTAGTCTATCTATGAGTTGTGCGGGGCAAGTTCCCGTAAGGTTTTGTTGTTCTCTCCTTATTTCTTTAAGAGTATCACTGATTTTCTTTTTAGTTTCTTCAGTCATCTTTGTCCCTGGACGAATATTGTTGAATCTTTTTTGACCACTTGCAATAAGTTTCGCCCTGTATTTTTCACCAATTAAAGCGGTGTTTTTCGAGAGTCCAACCATCTTCTTATATTCACCGACTCCCATACCATGTTCTCTGGCAGTGTGATTGCCTAGAGTCTCAAACCAGTCACCACATAAATGACACTGTACTTTGTCTGTCTCACCATCAAATAAGAGGACTCCTTCATAGCCGAACCCTTCGTTGGTAATATCACAACGAAACGGCATAAATGGTTCTTTGTAGTTGTAGAGAGTAACGTACCCAGATGGTGCGTCAGGATACTCTAGTTCTTTAAGTTCCTTTGACATATTTTTCTTGTTTCCATTCTGATAAAGGGAGAAAGAGTTGTGTTTTATGGTCTTTCTTTTCGTCTTTGAAGTGGAAGTATTGCCCTTTCTCTTTAAAGTGTTTAGCGGTAGTAGTGTAGATAGTACCTTCGTCTTTGTCTAAGATACGGATTTCGCCGTCTAATGTAACTAAGCGGTCTAGAACATCAGAGTCTAATCCCCATGCGTTTAGTTTTCTAAAGAGGTGTTTTTCCTTAGAACGCTCGGAACGAAAGATGTTACCTATTAAGTAACCTATCATTCTGTCATCAACATAAATCTTCTCCATATTAGAATCCCACTACATCGTCAGGACTAATTTCTTCTTCCGTGGGTTCATACCTATCTGTGGGAGGAAAGTAGGTGTCTTCGGTAAACTCCCAATTCTTCCACAAGTGTTTACGCCACATTTCAATGTCAGATTTAATAATCATGGGGTCGTTCCCTCTATCTTTGTAGTGTCCTTGATTTACAAGCGCTGTTACAATCATCACTGCGTCACGTTGTGTTGATGAAGTTTTGATAGAAACATCTTTATGAATCTGCGCCTTTTCAACAGATTCACCAATAGTTTGTTTCTGTGGCATTTTGCGCGCAACGTAGGAAGTGTCCTTTAAGTTAAGGAATCCGTTATTAAGTTCAAGTTCTCCTTCACTGATTATCGCACCTACTACCATATCGTTGTAACGAAGGTGACCTTCAAACACATTAAGAAGGTCTTTACCAAAAACTTTTTCGTTTAAGGTAATTGTTTTCATAGGTTTACCAGTCTTTGTTTGTCCTTCTTTAACTTTAGTTACTTGTGCCATATTATTTTACTTGGTCTGGTAATTTGTTGAGGCGATAAGCCGCCATTGCAATACTAATCATCATTATAAGCCCGAGAAAGATGTAGTAGTTTTCACTTGCGTCTATATCAAACATACCTGAAAAGAATGATACCAATGCGGGAATGGCGAGGAATAATGCTAAGTTTTTATTAGTCATTTGAGTGTTCTAATTCTGTTAATACTGCTTCTTGCATTCGGATAGTATTTCCAAACGCTTCGTTAAATGTTTCTCTAAGCTCTTCACTTTCTTTCACAAGTCTTTTTAATTTTTCTACAGGTGCTTCGTTAGTCATTTGAGTATTCTGCGGGTTGTTCGGCTCTGTCCATATATTCCTTAAAAAGCACATCTGCTTCTTTATCTAAGCCGTGTTCTCGTAATCTGTCGACCATACTGTTTGCGCGCGCATAATCTTTGCGACTCATCGCTTCTTCAAACTCCTCTTGGATATATTCCAAGTGTGTATCGTTTTCTTTTAATGACATATTATTTTGGTGATTTATATTGCTTCTCTATTAAATGGGTGATAGCTATTTTAGTTCGTTTACTATCTTTTTTAAGTTTCTTGTGGAAGTCTTTTGAGACATACACAATTTCGTATTCTTTTTTCATTATACTGGAAAGGCTATTAGATAAAGTCGCACAAGGATGAAGAACATAATAAGAGTTACTGTCCATCCTAATAAGTCTTTTGTGGTTTCGTTCATGTTTATTACTGTTGGTTAATAACACGACCTTTATATAGCCATAATATAGTATCTATATAATATTGCAAGGGTTTTAAATATTCCTGTGGAAAACTATTTCAACAGCTCATCCCACATATCAAGGGCAAAGTTCTGTACAGTTTCCTTTAAATGAGGAGGAAACTTTCTATGGTCTGCGTAGTTATATAAATCAAGAAGCTCATCCTGTAACTCACTTATGGGGTCAATAGAGTCCCACGTTTGGTCAGGGTGGGCGAGTGCGCCTTTTTTAAATTTGTCAGCTCTTTTATTATGAAAATCCATATATGTAGGGGGAGCCGAAACTCCCCCAGATTACTCAACACGAATGGGTAGTACTCCTTCTTTACGACCTCCTTTGTAATTGCTGATGAGTACGAATTGTTGTGCGGGCGGTTCGTAGTCCGCCTTGATGGAAAGTGCGAAGGCATTGTAGCCAATGAGACTTCCATTTCCCACGAAGTCGCCACCATCAATTCTCTGATGGAAATGTCCGAAGAAAGAAACATCTGCCTTCCTTGCTTTGTTCCACTGAGCGATTGCCTTTCGCACAGGAATCGTGATACCACCAACACCACCACCGAACTTCACTGTGTGTCCGTGCAGGAAACGCAGAGAAAGTCCGTAGACTTGGATGTAGGTGTGTTGTCCTTCAGCGATGATGAACTTCACACGCGGTTCTTTTTCAAAATACTCCGCGATGTTTCGGTACATATAGTGTTCGATAGATGAACCGCCTTCTTCTTGCGAGTGTGTCTTGTCCGTCATTCTGCCGTGATTCCCCGACACACAGGGGATGATGACGTTCACGTTCGTGTTCGCAAGAATGTAGTTGATTCCTGAGATGAGAAGACTCTGCGCATACCACGCCGCTTCTCCCGCAGGAAGGACACAGACACGTTCTTGGCCTGGATGTTTCATCAACGAGTTCGTGATGAAGTCCCCCAGAAGCGCAAGAATGAGATGTTTAATCTCGGTGTCTTTTTGGAAGATGTGAATGAGACGAACAACACTTTGAAAATACTTGGTTGCTCGCTCACGGGAAATGTCCAGATTGTATTCATTCAATCCAGACGTTTCTGCGAGAAGAACTTTCTCCTCAACATGCCAGTCGGAGGCGATGGCGACAACCGTTGCCTGCGAAGAACCATCCCTCCGCTCTTTGATAGTGAAGGTTTGGGGAGTCTTCTTAATCTTGAAAACCTCCTCCACCTTCACTTCCAGTTCTTGAATCCGCTTGATGGCATCCTTGTACTTCTTGGAAGTTTCTTTCGTTGTCCCCTTCGCCCTCAGAAGCTCGATGTCTTCGGGGAGTCCACGCTTCTTTTTCTTTTCCACGAACTTCACTCCTAGTTGGTTGCGGTGATACCGCACCAACGAATCAGCAATTTTCAAAGTTCTAGCAATTTCGGAATTGCGATACCGCGACCCGTGTTTACGAATGTACTTGCGTATCTCTGTTTTAGAGATGTCTTTACGCATTTTACAACGATGGAGACTTCATAAGTACTTAATTATACCACACAAACGAAATCCCCCGAATAGAGAAAACGGGGGATAACAAAACCCGCCCAATAGGGAAAGCGGGTTTTGTACTAACATGTCCTGGATGGGACTTTATAAATATAACAAATCCCACCGTGTTAATCAAAGGAAGTCTTTAAACCATCGAGACTTTTTATTAAATGTTAAGGTCTATGGTAGAAATGTGAGTAAACACGAGTGGGTTTTGTCAGTGCGTTAATTATATCATCTTATAACAACCCCAGTGATGCTGGTAGTTGTGGATAAACGCCCACTTGGCGATTTGGATTTGATGTTCAGGATTCCATATATCCCACTTTTTATACGGGTCAATCTGCTTCGCCCACATAATAAACGTGGCATCTTGGAATTGTAACAGACCGACACTGCGTTTTCCGTTGGTGTCTACTGCATTAAGTGCAGTGGGGTTCATTCCTGACTCACATTGTGCTAACTTTTTTAATTCGGGCGTGAGAAGGGACTCCCACGTTTCTTCTGCTTCAACAGGTGCGATAACTTGTGGTGGTTCTTTATATAAGTACCAACCCAAGATGAATATGACTACTACCATAAGTAGGCCATATAATATTTCGTGTTTCATAATTTATTTTAGACATAGTAAAAGAGTGCCCTCGCACTCCTCAACTATTATCGCACCTTTTCAATACCCAGATTGATTTGGTTGTGGATAACTATTTTGTTACCTTTGCGCCGATTTTGTCTACGGTTCCGATTGTTACAGAAACGCCGAGGATAGAAGCAACAGTTGATGCGATGTTCATATCAACTACTCCTTCTCCACCGAGATACACAAGTACGAATGCTACTACTACTTGCCAAAAGCGTGCTGACGACAAAATTTCTACGTATTTCTCAAACATGTTTGTAGTTTCTTAACGTAATAATATTCTTCCAAAAAATCCAATCGTGTATACCGACCGCATCTTGTGCATACTTCCCATCCCAAAATTGAGCGGGGTCGATTGAATTATTTGCATCGTTGGAATCCATATACTCTCCCGTAAGGGGGTCTACACGCTGTGCGGTAAGGTGTGTGTGTCTGCCTGTAGAGAATCCTGTATTGTCGGCGAGCATAAGGAGTTCTCCTTTTTTAGGTTTGTCGCCTACTTTTACAAAAACGTGTTCGGCGTGCATAAATACTAAACGGAGTCGGAAGCCACGATTATCTGCGCCGAAAATTACTTCATCAGAGATAAGTTCTACATAGTTCCCCGCCCCTTTTTCTTGGTAGCCCACAGTCTTTACTGTAAATCCATCTGCGGGGCAATAGACGGCGAAGTTTACTTGAGCAACATAATTTCCATCTAAGCGTACAAAGTCTATCCCGTTATGGCGTTTCATTTGAATACCATTGGCCTCATAGATGGGGTTGGGATTACCCCACGCTTGGGTTACATAAAACGTCTTCACGGGAAATGATAATTTCATCGTATTAAAAAGTCTTTGAATAGTTGATTTATGGTAAAAGGTTTTGTAGGTTTGGCGAATGTGGGTATCATATTGTTTCTCGTAATAAAAGGAGCCACGCTACTAATCCAGAGAATCCAATAAACGTGATAACTTTAAACCCGCCAATCACCTGTTCTTTCCAGGTTTTTAATTCAGCAACACTACCGTTAGTTTTGAGCACTTGTTCCTTGATTGGCTTTAAGTGTTCGTCTTTGAGCTCGGTAAAACCCTTGTCTATCAGGGAGACCACTTGTTCGTATTCCATGTTACTTTTTCTTTTCCTCTTTTGGCGTGAGGGCTTCCTGTAAAACTTTTAGGGCTTGTTGTCCCGCTTGGTGTGCTTGTAGGTTCACAGGGGCAAGTGCGATTAACTGGGCGACTATATTCAACGCTTCGTTTGTTTCCATTAGAATCCTAAATTATCTTTTAATGTTTCTAAATTGATTGCTTCCACCTTCTTGGTGTCAGCTTCTTTTTGGAGTTCAGTTTGTTTTACCGCGCGCACAAGGTTCGCAATACCTGTTTGTTGTGCATTGGAAACACCCGAAAGAATCCCCTCTAATTGCTTGTTAGAGAGTCCGAGAATGGTGTTGGCGAGATTTTCAATTTCTTGTTGTGTCATATTATAATTATACCATTTAAGCCAGTAAGCCGAAAACTCTTAATATCTTTACTACATCTCCCACTGTGTAGCCATCCCACGTTGCCGTGTCGTCTACAATACCAGAAGTATTCGCCACAAACGTAGATGCTGTTTGAGAAGTTGTTGTTTGTTGAACAATAGGTGTTGCGCCAAAGAAACCTATCTTTTGTGTTGTGGCTGTGGCTATTTGTGTTCCAGTAGTGGTGTCAGTGATGATATTTTGTGCGGTGAGGGAGAGGTCTCCGAGAATATCAAGCACTCCCGTACCTACGAGTTTCGGATTTATTTTTAAGTCTGTACCATCATAGTAAATAGATGCGTCTAACCCTGCGCCGTAAATAGTGCTCACATTATCGCCTAGCATCTGTACATCCCCATCAAAGCGTGAAGTTCCCGCGTCTATATGTACTGAATAAGGGCCGTTGGTAAGAGTCCCTGTGCCTGATTTAGTAGGCGCTCCTGAAATGTACAGCCCCGCAAGGGTAGTAAGCGTTGCCCCTGAAGAAACAGATGTAGTGCCTGGCACAATAGTCAAATCCCCCACAAATGCGGTAGTTGATGAAGGAACTGTGCGAGTACCTGCTTGTTGTATGTTTACTGTGCCAAAAGATGTACCACCTACAATAGTCATAGCAGGAGGTCTAATTTGTATTTTACCAGAATCGTTAATAGTGAGCGCAAGTCCTCCACCAAATGCAATAGCGCCAGTATTAGTAAACTGCGTTACTGATGTTTGTATTAAACGATGTGCGGCTGCTGTTAAAAAGCGCATCTCTCCCGCACCACCTGACGCTGCATTGTCATTAAAAGTAAATTGCCCCGCAGCACCAGAACCCGCACCATCTGTCATACGAAAAGAAATGTCAGTTACCGCAGAAAAAGCCATCCTTGCGTCTGCATTAAAGCTCCATCCCTCTCCTGGAGAAGTAAAGCGTTCAAAAGCAAAAGTATATCCTCCTACGTTTTCAAATGCCACTTGGTCTACAATACCGAAATAGAGTAAGTTCCTAAAGTTTGACGACCCTGTCGTGTTGGCGGTCATTTCAAAATTAAACGTATTAAAACCCGTTCCTGTGGCGTTGTCTCCACCACCCAAATGGAAGGTATAGTTTGAATAGTTAGAACCATCCGAGTCGGGGACAGTAAGAATCGTGCCTGCATTCAGGGCAGAAGAAAAACCTAGTGTCCCTGTGAGTGGGTCGTTAGAGGCGTCTAGTTTGAGGTAGCGTAAGTCTCCTGCGGTGGTGTCTAAGCCTGATGAACCACCACCCGTACTTACGGCTAATACTCCCCCCTTATTCTTTTTTAATTTCTTTATATCTTTTTCAATGTCTTCAATGGTTTCAAAGTAGTCTTCTAGCCCATTTACCGCAGTGATTTGTAATCTTTCTTGTCCTTCTAAAGATTCAAGTTTATCTCTTACTTGAAATGGAGTATCTGGACTGCCATCCTTACCTGGAATTGGTTTAGGAATAAGCGGTTTTATAAGATTTTCAATTTCTATATCCGTTGGTTTTTTACCATCAAAATAATCTATACCCTTAATTGGAGTATATCCATCTTCGCCTTTTATTTTTTGTCCCCTTACCCATTTACTCATAGGAGAGGAAATTACTTAAACCCCAGAAAGTTGTGGATTTTCTGCCCATTTTTTCCGTAAACGCTTCGTTTTCTCTTTGTGGCAAGTGGAACAATATCTCTGCCCTCCCCATTGTCTGTCTAACAGATGTCCATTTTTGCAATGTGTTTTTGCCTTGTTTATCGCCCCCACGCTTTTGCTGTTTTCTAAAGTATTTTGCCGTGGTGTTACTCTGCGTAAGTGTTCTGGATTCACACAGGAACGATTGCGACAAGTATGGTCTATATAAAAATCGTTTCCAATTACTCCATTTATTGAATACCAAGCCACTCTGTGTGCTCGTCTGTTCTTTTGACGGAAGAACATTATCCCATAACCGTCTTTGTCTAAGTGGTCTAGCCATTGCCAACAACCGTCCTCTAGGAGTTTGTATTTGCTTATAAAGCGTTCCTTTTCTTGTTGTGTAAAGTTTATCATTCATAAAATATACCATATTGTTCCATCTACTACCACAAAGTCCCCCTGTTGATAACTATTCGGGTCTGGTAAATCTTCTATTTTAGAGAAAGTACCCAGAAACTTATTTCCCCTATCCCCCTTCTCTCCCTTGAGGAGTTTTTTAGTTTCTTCTGAAATTCTTATCTTTCCTCTGGCTTTCATATTTCTATGTCAAATACTATCTCCAAGTTTTCAAGTGAGTCTTTTAGCGTGGTAAATTCTATATTTACATAGTCTTTTAGATTTTCATTTTCTTGAGCGAGAGCATCCACTTTCTCGGAAATAACATCTAACATAACAGAATGTTCCTCTGCTGAATCTAAGAGTTTGAGTTCTACATCATCCTTAGCTATGAGAAGTTTATTTAGTTCTTGACTTGGTTCTGTCATGTGGTATTACTTAGGTATGTTTATTATCGCATTAGCTTTGGGGCTTGTAGCTCTCATTGTCTGGAAATTACTTGATAGCATTAACGGGTAACTCGTTAGCTGCATCAAACATTTTCTCAATCGCTCGGTTGGGGTCGTTAAGGTACTTATAAAACTCTGATATAGCCTTTTGTGTCAATCCAGCGCCGATTTGCCCTGGGTTAAGAGAGAGGATTCCACTCACCACTTGCCCACCTGAAAATATATCCGTGAAGTCAATGAGGCCCTTTACGCTCTTCCTCGCTTCTCTAAGCGCCGCCTTAACCACATCATTCTCGATTGCTTTAAGGGCAGCATACTGGTTTTTTAATGCTTGGTATGATTCGCCTGTGAGGCCAGATATTTTTGCGTCTAACTGTTTCCTAAGTTGGTTAGCAATCATCGCGTCTATGGATGCTTGAGAAGCTGTTTCATAATTAGGATTTCGGTAATAGGCCTTTAAAGAGTTGTTAAGATTTTGAACCACGTCCTGTGTGATGCTCGCATCTAAGTCTCCAGTCTCAAGAAGTCTATCTTTAAAATCTTGTGCATGACGAACGGCGCGTGGGTTTGTAAGGCGCAATGCTGGGTTTTTTATAACAGTGTCAATCTCTGAAACGATTGGTTGGACAGGTATTTTAACCCCCGCCTCACCCGCTTCTTTAGCAAGGGAATCGTATTGTTGAAAAACTGCCCTTTTTGTTTGCTCAAGGCCTTCTGAAAGTTGTTGGATGCTCTTGGGTGTTTGCCCTGTAATCGCTTCCCCTGTGTCGTCTATGAAAGTGAGGTTGCCCTTGTTTTGAGTAATTGTCTTTACCCCCGTAACAACATCATCACGATACCGTGCAAGTTTCGCGGGTGTATTTTTCCCCGCAAGTGTGGGCTTCACGCCCTTTTCAAATTTCTTTAAAATAGCCGATTCAATTTGCTGTTCAGAACGCGTAGTGAGAGTCTTATACAATTCTGTGGTTACAGAAGCAACTTTGGGGGTTGCCCCAGCCCCGCCCTTAAATCCTGCCACAGCACCCGCGATATTGGTCGCATTAGAGATATTTTTTACTACGCGCTCGGTTACTTCGCCAGCGGGTGATTGTGCAAATTTCTGCACGAGAGGAGATTTGGCGTATCCCTCTCCTGATTTTTGTATAACATTACCAATAACATCGCCTACAGGCTTAAATATGGGCGCAAGTGGCGAGGTTACGATTGACGCGATACCCGAACCAGCTTGCAGACCAGCTTCGATGCCCTTTATAGGGTTAAGTCCACCACCATTGTCTTCTCCACTTTGCTGGATTTGTTTCAATCCACCCTGCGCTTGTTCCGATATACTGCCCCATACATATTGCAAGAGATTTTGAGAAGAAGAAGGCTTTTGCGTAGTCGCTGGTTGTGTTACGGCCGAACCGTATTTACTGAAGTCTGTTTTCCCAGATGCGGGGGTGGTTGTTGCCGCGTATTTACTGAAATCTGTCATATTACTGGTATTCTACGAGTAATCCATCTGATATTGCACTGTTAATGCCGTTTCTGTCCGCCTGTACTACTTGGGATGTGTTGTCTTTCGGGTTTTTTAGAAGCACATTAGCAACCCCTCCAGAAGATGTTTTTTGCACGCCATTGATTTGCCTAATAACTTTAAGTGCTTGGTCTTTAGAGAGATTGAAGTTAAGCGCGCTCGCTGCCCTTTCGAGAGTCTTTGCTTCAAAGTCTGAAATAGCCCCTGAACCTTTTAATTTTTGACGATTTTCAAGTGAAAGATTAGCAATAAGTTGTTTTACTTGGTTTTTAACTAATTGAGGGCTAGTCCCAGGGAAGTAGTATTTAAGACTCTTTACCCCGAAGATTGCCTCCAAGTCCTTATCGTTTGTATTGAGAATGTCGTTAGAAAGTGAGAGGAGTCCACTTGCCGCCTCCGCTTTAGCAGCGGGGGTTGATTGTGCTTTAAGGTCTGCAACCTTTTGATTTATTTCAGCGGTTTCTGCGGCGATTCGTTCACGTTGCACCTTATCAGTTTCGATAGATGAATATGCTGACAATTCTTGAGCGCGAGCTGATGCAATTTGCTGTGCTTGTAAGCGAATAGCTTGTGGGTCTTGTTGGAAGGGTGCAAGTAAATTGGTAGCTTTTAATAGCCCGTCAGGTTGGGTTAAGTCAATTTTATTCGCTTCTTGAATGGCCACCTGAGCTTTTGGGTCGTTACTGTAAAACTTTTGCGCCGCCCCAATAAGAGCAATAACTGATTGTTTATCTTCTCTCGCGTAGTCAAGATTCTTTTGGCGTTCATTTAATTTCGCCTCAACAATGAGGGCTTGTTTTTTTTGTTCAGCCTCCATAAAAGGTTTAGTAACTTCAAGGAGTTTTAATTGTTGGTCTATTTGTTGTTGGATGGGGTCGTAAATCGCTGCCACCGCTTCGTCTGCTTTTTGTTTCGCTAAACCTAATTGATTGTTTTTAGCGTAGTAAGCCGATTCTAGCGTTAAAGCATCAGAAGCTATAGCTCCTTTTTGGATAGCGATTCTTCGTAATTCATCTGCTGTACGAACTGCACTCCCTGCTTTAGTAACTCCTTGCCCTTGAATAGATTGTTGCACTACGTTGGGTACATTTGCCGACTGAATATCTAATTGGTTTGCTTTATTAACTAAAGAAAATATCTGTGTATCTAACCCTGAAAGGTCGGCGGTAAGCGCGTTCACACCTTGCGCTTCGTTTTGTTTTTGTTGTTCGGCAGACCTTCCTGTGATTTGACTATACCCCGCTTTGAGGCGGTCAATTAACCCTTGATAGCCCAAAGTTGCTTCTCCTGGCTTTGTTCCTTGATTAACAATATCCTCAACTCCTTGCTGGGGAGGAGGATTAAGTTGAAAGTTTGTAGCGTCTGCCACTCCATTTGAGGTGGGAATAGTTGTGGGTGGTATTTGAATAGGAGTTTGATTACCTATAGTTGTTGCGTCTACAGTTCTTGTTGGTGTTAAATATCCTGTAGTAGGGGAGTTGGGGTTATATCCCTGCGCTCCCCCCGATAGGTTATTCACGAGCGTATTTATTTGTTCATTTGTATATGGCATATTATGTATCTATTATTCCCGACTCTCGTAGGGCGATTAAAATGTTATTGACTCCATTTCTAGCGGCTGCATCTTGGTCGGCACCAGTAACTGTTAGGTTACCTATCGCCTCTGGTTGATTCACAGGTGTAACCCCCCAAAAACCAAGCAACTGACTAGAACTTGTGCCTATTTTAGTTCCCGTGCCTGTGCCTAAAACAATATCCGCACCGTCATCGAGAGGTAAAGAACCACCGAAGCCGATGCCATAATTAAATCTAACCTTCTTATTAAAAACTTGGTTATCAGAAAAGTTATTTTTATTAAATAAATAGCTCAATTCCTGAACCTTTCTCGTAAGGTCTTGTACCTGCATCTGTAATTGTTGAAATTCTTGGTTAGCCATTGATTTGTGAGGTTATTGTGTCATAGCGGTAAGAAATCTCGGTGATATTTACAGAAGTTGAAACTACTTTAAATTCAAATTCCCTTCCCTCTTTAAGGGGAGTCCCGTCTGATTCTGCTGTTGCTTCTGTGTAGAATTTTCCTACAGTAGTTTCAGTGAAAAGAGTAGTCCACGAAGTTTCCCCATCTACACGATAGTATAAAACAATAGTCCCCCCATCCGCAGAGATTTTCTCATATCCAACAGAAACCGCTCTTAAAATCTTATGTTTATGTCTATCTTCTAAGGGCATATTGGGGTTTACGAGTGATTCGTATGTCCCCACGCCAAAGTTAAAAGAGATGGTGGATGTTCGATATATGTGTGTTTCATAAAAGGCATGCCACCAATAGTCTCCTATCTTGCGAAAACCGAGTATTTGTGGAGCGTCAGTAGTATTATTAACACTTATATCCCCCGCAAGAACCCAGTTACCATCTTCCCCTTTTCCAACCACCCCAATACAACGCCTAGACGTGCCGTTTATTTTTATATCTAATACAAAATAGATTTTGTTTCCTGTATTTTGTTGATATTTATAACCTCCCGAACCAGAACCTAGAGTAGAAGAAGTGCCGATTATTTCTTTTATAATAACGGGCGCGCCACCAGAGAATTGTCGTACCACTATTCGTACGTTAATATCAAATGTTCCAAATTGTGTCATGGAAATCCCCACAAGTGAGCCGTCTATATTCCCTAAAACTTCTAGTTGCCCATTGCCCCACGGTATCGCTTCAGATAAGTCTTCTAGCGTTGATTGTCCGTCCCATAAGTACACTACTGAATCCTCTCCTGTATCATTCACAGAAGTACATCCGATTGCTATATAGTTTTGGTATTCGGAAACAACAGAGATTTTATACTTACTGGGGAGGGTTATGCCCAAAGAAATCGTGCCATTTTCGTTCTTATAAACTTTATTATCAACACCAAAGTACATTATTCCCAACTTAGAATGGGTCATCGCATCTGAAGCGTTCGTATATACGCCCGCATCATAATATGTATCTACTAGTGTTGCTGATGAACCGCTTGCGAGGGGGCCAACCCTTCCTACATAGCGTGAACCCGCAAGGAAATACGCATAGTCCTGAAAGACGTGCCACATCCTATTATCAAATGAACCAGTCGCCGCGCCTGAAGCAGTAAGAGCAGTGTCCCAATCTTCTGCTATTATTCCTAGACTTGTTCTTTTTACAAATAATTCTGGTTTGGATGTAGAGGTTTTTCCTAATCCAATAACATTCACCGTAGAGCCAAACTTCGCCGCCAGAAACCTTTGGATGCCGTAGTTTGTCCCACCCGCATAGAAAGTTTCGTTTGCAGTAGTCGACTGCATAGGAACGAGCTTGTGGGGATGGTTGAGAATATCAAAGTTTTCTATATACGCACATTTAGTAGTAGAAGGCTCTCGTGAGTCTTTTGCCATGCCTCCGCTAAAATTGTTTATATATACTTTTGCCATTACATAAATGCTAGAAACCCTGAAGTGGGCTGAACGTGGGGGGCAAACGAAACCTGTGCGCCATAAGTGGTATCGCCGAGTGTGAAAGTTAGCGACATATCTGAAGTCCCCGCGGGGGTTATCGGGGCGACACTACTGTTGTCGAATACTTTGAATAAGTTAGAAGCAACCGCTGCCCTTTGTGTTGAATTAGTCGCTGCGGTAACGGGGTCGTTTTCTGCGTGTCCCACTAAGATACTCCAAGTATTATCAGCTACCGTAGTAACACTGTATGTTTCCGAGCCGTCTGAAGCTGCATCTCTTCTAAAGACAGTTGCGTCTGGCTGCCCTGACTTTTTTACACCTGTATAGGAAATAGCAATAGATAGTGGCGTGGTTGAAACTCCCAAGTTTATTGCAACAGTGTTTGAGCCAGTAGCTGGTTCAGCCAACCCCCATATAGTAATATCTCTACCTGTTCCTGTGGTGTCGTTGGAGTCTAAGAGTTTAGTCATAGAAACACCCGCATAAGTTACATCCGAAGGAACGCCCGACAATGTTCTTATGCACACAAACAAATATCCATTATTCCCCGTACACGTATGAGCGTAAGAGGTACTTGATTCTCCGTTTGTACTTGTATCGTATGCGATAGCCATATTACACTGATGCTGAACACACCCACTTAGCTGATACTGAATCGTAAATAAAACCCACGGTGAGCATATCGGTCGTTACTGTTGTTGTTGGTAGGCTTACGGTGCTTGAGGCGAATGATGAACCCCACGTAATTGCTCGTGCTGCCGTTCCCTTAATCCTGATAATGAGTGTTTGTCCATCTGTAGGTGTTCCTGAAAGGTTAGTAGTAAATGAAGTTATATCCGCTGCCTGTGCAGTAAGTGTGTACATATCATAGTCATCTGTATTGATTGTTGGCGTTGCGGATGAAGTAGTAGTCCCTACACGTTTAGTAACTCGTTTGTTAGTTAGGGTATTTGTGCTTGATATTGTGGGGATAATCACTCCTTCAATAGAAAGCACCCCACTACTTGCTGAAAGGGTGTTTTGGGTAGCATGTCCTAATTCAATAGTACCCACTGAATACAGTGTTCCTGCTTGGAGGGTTCCTGAAACAGTGTACGAACCAGTGCCGAGTGTTCCTGCAACAACAGAAGCAGCGGGAAGACCTGTACAGTTTGTTAATACACCCGAAGCGGGAGTTCCTAGTGCGGGTGTGGTAAGAGTGGGAGAGGTAATCGTGGGAGAAGTGAATATGTCTGTAAGGAAGTTGGTCTTCGTTATTTTTTTACTGGTAGACGCAGACGCATCCCACGCCACTAATTCATCTGCTGAATCTAGTGTGGTAAGTGCGGTGAGTCCATTGATTGAGCTATCTGCCATATTAGTTTTTAGTTATATTTGTATAAGTATTTGTTACGTCTATTTCATCTATTAGGAGGTCATCTGTTCCATTCCAAAGTAAAACATCAGTGCCACTAATTAAAAGCCTGTAGTAAGGAATGTGATTTCTTTCAACATTAGTCCACGTTGCCATATTATCTTGGGTTTCTATAAGCTGTTCTTAATCGTAGTTTTTCGTCCTTGTTTCTATCCCTGTAGTATTCCTTGATGTCTTCTTCCATAGAGAGCATCTCGTTTCGTAAGTCCACCTTATTAGAAAGTCCCTTTGAGTGTGCATAAGTGTATGCGGGGCGGATAGCAAGATACTCGTGGAACATATCAGGAATACCTGGTTTTTTAGTGGTGTCTGTAGTTAAGAAATATACAGGCATACGGTTGTAGTAGATTTTCAATGAATCAGTTTGTGTGTAGTTTGTTGCGGGATAGAGAAATATACCATTGGCACGTTTATCATAATATTGGGGTTCTCCATCTGTTTCCATAAACTCATCTAATGCCACTCCATTCAAATCGTCTTGGTCTACAGGTTGAAGTTGTCGCCAGTTACCTGAGGTGTCTTTAATTTCTACGCGAGTAATATCTAAAATCTGGTTTGCGGGTGTTGAGCCATCGTTAGTAAATGAATAGTCGTTTTGTCCCGATGTTACGTTTGTATAAATAATAGGGTAGTCTGCTTGGTTAGTATCATCCACTTGCCACCTCCCAGCAGAAGAAATAGCCAACATCATATACTTCGCAAAAGCGTTGTTTACATCACGTGTTTTTTTGGCAAGGGTATATGACGAACTAGAGGATGATTGTGTCCCTGTTAAATCTTCTATCAACTCTATTATTCCGTCTTTATTAGTCGTATCGCTGAACTCCATAAGAAAGTATTATAATAAATACCTCCTGTCCTTCAGCTAGGTAGACATATTATACCATATTTAAAAAAGCAAGTCGCTGTGTTTTGCCTTCATATAGGCTTTTATTTTAGGAATATTGGGGTGTGTTTGTGTTTCTGTCATGTTTTTACCGTGTTTTCGGTATAAAAGTGCTACATAGTTAGATGTTTTTACTGTGCAACCATTTTTAATCAGCTCAAACCAATAGAGATAATCCTCCCAGCCTAATCTCATTGTTTCACTTTCATCAAATCCTCCCACTTCATCCCATTTCTTTTTAGAAAACATAGCGTTACAGAATACTGAATTAGCCCTTCTCATTGATTCATAGGTAGCCCCTTGTGGATACCACGTTCCTGTTTGATTGCCAAACCACATTAAAGCACATTGTCCTATAGTGTTTTCATCCATTAGTTTTAGATGTTCTTTGACTGCGTCAGGTCTTAAAATATCATCCGCATCTAAACACATTATGTACTTACCCGTAGCTTCTTTAATCCCTGTGTTTCTCGCACCACTTAATCCCTTATTCTTTTGCCAAATATACTTTACAGGGTATTGAGCAACTATCTCTCTTGTATTATCGGTACTTTCATCATCTACAACGATAATTTCTGCGGAAACGGTTTGTTTTAGACAACTTTGAATACACTCATCTAGGTATCGAGCGTAATTGTAGGCGGTTATAATAATAGATGCTTCCATTGTTCTCGGTTATCTTTTAAGTATTGAGGCCAATCAGATTCATCTATATGTAATCCAACCTCTCTGCGCCTCCATTCCATATCATCTTCATACACAGGATGACTAAATGCCTTTTGTTTTTGTTCTCTCCCTCCGATACTATTAAAATGCCACCCACCGTTTTCTACCACATCATATTCCGTCATAGAGTCAGTACGGAGATGGTTGATACACGCATCTTTAATATTCTTATAGGTGGTTACGATAGTCCCCGACCACCCCAACCAATCTTCATTTGTTCGTTGATTTAAATAGTATAAATAGGGGAGTTGTTTCGGTTTAATAATGGTGTCTTGTTTTAAATAAGGATGGTCGCTCCAGTGGAAAACTTTAGGATTCCATATCTCATCCACATCACTAATAAAAACAATGTCTTCATCGTGTAAATCCTTCAGGGCTTTCTTGGCTTTTTCTTTTTGTAAAAATTCCCTCATCCACCATTCCTCACCATTTCCTGTATTAGGAGAGTTGGTAGCTTGTGTGATTTCTTCTTCAGTAAAATCATTAAACATCGGTTCATAAGTGATTTTATTGTGCCACTTTTTGTATCTCCCTTTCTGTAAGTGGTAATAAAAAGGTTTAGGCTTACCTGAAAACGTGGTGGGGTATTCTACGATAATAAACTTGTCTACATAGTCCCAAAGGATATTAAATCGTAACTCAAGTACGTCATATTCTCCATTGAAATAAAAAAGGTCTATGACCATATATTATATAAACTTCTTTCTATGGCGTGAGCTTCGGCGGGTAGTTGTGTGTAGCTCACACATCCTAATAATCTTTTATAAAACTCTTTTGGGTGTTTGAGTATATTCGCTTTTGGAACAATGTAATTTCCTCCAGGGGCAAAGCCCAGATATTCTGGGTTAGATAATCCTATTTGTTCCGCAAATTCCTTATATGAGTGGAAGAAGTGGTGTTGGAAGTGATTAAAATACCACCCATCGTTTCGTTCGTGGTAAAGTCCGTCTTTATAATACGAAACTGGCAAATATGTTTCGTGGGTTTGAGTAAGAAGGGGAGTGAACATTTTATTATCTTTTAGTTCTTCAAACTCTGCTTTAGATATATGTCGCTCAAGAATATTGTCCTTTATAAAGACTGTAACTTCAGGTAAGTTCTCATAATGGTCTACAATAAACTTCATTATGTCGTAGATGTTATATCCAACATTTAATGTGTCTTTATCGTACACAATAAAGTCGTTCGTGTAGTCCTTAACCCATCCATAAGGGGATTGGTAGTGCGACACTACCCACAATCTATCCATAAAATACTTCTAGTTTCATGCGAGTAAAATAATGAGGTATAGTAAACAATTCTCCATAGTCTTCTGTGAGTTCTTCTCCCTTTTTAATATCTTTTAGTGCATAAAGCCCATCAGTGTTTGGTTTATGTGAGTGGTTCATAAATGGTTGGAAAATCTGATTGCAGTTTGGAGACATAAAAATCATCGGCTTGTTTGCATCGAAGACTGTTCTCTCCAAAATGAGTTCTTGTATCTCAGGAAGAAGAAGTGAAAATTGTCCCTCTCGTAGAGTTATATAACGAACTTCACCGCCATCATAATCGGTTATTCTCTGTCCTTGTGGGATGTCTTGTATAGCAAACACTCCTATACCATGAATTGGCGAGGGTGCCAGCTTACAAAACACAGTTCTATTTAAGTATTCAGCTGACACAAATTACCTTCTTTGTCTTGATAGAGCCAACCATCTGTTTTATTTTGTTCTAAAAACCAATAATCTCGGTTATATCTACCCCAAAACTTAGGGGCGATGATTGCTTTGGCATTAGTATTTAACCACGCAGGAAACCACCCAAAGCTAGAGTTAGAGAGAATAAGATAATGAGCATTATTGATGCATTTCCAGTCATATTCCATATCATGCTTTATAGGTAGATTGGGAAAGAATTTTTGTGCAGTTTGTATGTCGTCAGTTACCACCCCAAAGCGCATACGTGGGTTTATCTTACGCATATTATCCATAGCAGTATACCAATACGTTGCGGGGAGGAAGAAATCATCCACACCAACATATTCCCCACCTCTAAAGTTCATCACACATATATCTTCTTGTCCAATAAAAGGAATATTAAACGTCTGTGGTTCACATCTTAACCACTCTCTAATTTCTTCTTTTCGGTGCTTAAAATAATTTTCTCCTTGTAGGTTGCCGTGTATACTGGTGTTGTCTTTTATGTCCTTTATATGAGGGTCGTAATCACTAGATGTTTCTTTATAATAACTCGTAATTCCTTCTGGTAGGGTGGTTGGCTCTTGTCCCTCTACTGGTGTTACCCCACCCATCACAAGTTCTCCCATATCTAAGTTTAGAAAATGTCCTTTAAATCTTTCAGGGTGTTGGACTCCAAACTTAAATCCTTTATCTAGGGCAATAGTGCGAACAGTTACATAGTTCGCTAACTGATTGCCAAGTCCTTGTCCTTCAAATAGTTCAGTTACCAACACGGCGGAGTATTGTTAAACCATTATTGTTTGTATAAATATCTTTTACTATCCACTCATCATTTTCATCCATAAATTCATCTATAGCCCGATTAAGTTCTGGGCAAGAGGTGGTGTCGTGAAATACTAAATACTTAGTCGCCTTGTCTCCATGCTTTTCCAACTCCATTTTTAGGTGTTCGTATTCGTGCAGTGTGTCAATAAAAAGTAGTTCTGTTGGTTCTATCTCTACCTCTAGGGTATCTCCGAGAATAAACTGAAACTCTACCCCTTTTGCCTTACATAGGTCTTCCACCCCCTCTAAACCACCCCTGTATTGAGATTGAAATTCGTGTGGATGTTTAATGTCTATTGAAATAAGTTTTCCACTCTCCAATCCCTCAGCAAACGCCCACGTTGAAACAACATACCTAACACCCATTTCGGTTATGTGGGTACATTCTTTAGCGAGGTCTCGTAAAGTCCCTAAATGCTCATTTATATCCGAAGGAGTGAGTTGTAAGTATTCAAATTCGCTTGGCATATTTTTTATACATATATTTTTCCTCGTCTTTCTTTATTTTTTCTCCCAACCACGAGGTCGCTTGGTGTTCTCCCGTACCAATGGTTACATTTATGTCGTCTATAATAGTCGGCATACTATAACGGTCATATAATCTCATATAATAATCACAATCAAACAACCAAGTAAGGGTGGGGTCAAAGAGTAACGGATTCTTATTCTCTATGGTTAAAACAGAAGGTGCGCCAATAGTATTATACCCCGTGAATATCTTGTGGTCATAGCGTGCGAGGTGGGGATTATACGTCTTTTCACCGTCATAATGATTACATCCTGTTACCAACCACCCTTTCTTAAAATTCTTCACTATTTCTTGTAGGGAGTTCGGATGAGTAAAGAAGTCATCCATATATAGGAACTTAATCAAATCTCCTTTCGCCTTTTTTATACCCGCATTAGTATTTAGTGCTGCACCCCGCTTACTCTCAAATGAGTGTTTAATAGGAAGGTCGGGGAATAATGAGCATACGTGCTTTAGATTGTCGTTGTCCGAGTTGTCGGTAATAATTACTTCATAGTCTTTATAGCTTTGTTCTTGAATACTTTTAAGGTTACGGAAGAGGAACTTAGCTTCTTCCCCCGCCATCTTACATACAGGAACGAGAATACTAATCATATTGTATAAACTCTATTATCTGCTCTCTTGTATTGTTTTTAAACCCGTATTTTTTATGAAATTCTTTATGTGCCTTCTCGGAGAGGGTCACACCATTATCAATGGAAACTCTTAACTCTGGGTGACTGGAAAAATTAAGGATATGGTGCGCTACTAATCTTCCTCCGACAATAAGATATTTTTGACAAGTGTATCCATCACGCGCGAATACTGAATCTTGCCATAGTTTATACTCAATAGACTTCCTTATTCTTTTATGCTCTGGTGTAACCCCACCTTTCCAAAAAGGACTTTTGTCACCGGTTCTTTTCTTTCTTGCTAAACTCATTTTTACTAAGGTCTCAATGGGTAGTTTTCTACCTATTTGCCACGCACTCATTTTCTTTCGCATACTATCTGTCCTTTTTTTACCTAAATGAGCTTTCCCTATCTTATCACGATGTGCAGGCGTAAAAACCCTACCAAGTAACTTTCTCCTGATTTTTTCTTTTGTCTCTTTAGAGTGTTTCCCTCTCATGAGTTTTCTTAATCCACTGATACGTCTCATTGAGAGCCTTACCTAATGGCCATTTCGGTTCCCAGCCCAAGGCTTTAGCTAAATCATTATTACAACGTCTATGAAGTTCCCCCGTAGGGCCGTCAATATACTTTACCTTCACTTGCTTACCTGAAATACCAATAAGTTGTGCGATGAGGTGGTTAATCGTAATCCCCTCACTCGGCCCTAAGTTCACTGGTCGGTTATAATCCGATTGCATTAACACTTCAATACCATCTAGTAAATCCTCGATGTATACAAAGGGCCTGATTTGCTCTCCGTTCCCCCAGATTTCGATTTCGCCAGTGCTTTCGATAATCTTCCGAGATATTGCAGCTGGCGCTTTCTCCCTTCCACCCTTATAAGTACCGTAAGGCCCAAAGCAATTTTGAAAACGGGCAATACGGATATTAAGTCCATAGTTTCTAGCATACGCTTGATAGATACGTTCGCTGATAAGTTTCTCCCAACCATAATCAAAGGGAGGATTGGCGGGGTAAGCGTCTTCTTCTTTACCTTCTACGCCATCAGGATAGGCACACGCAGATGATGAAAAGAATACAAGACTCCCTGTCGCTTGTTTAGCTATGTTTAGGTTAATCGCAAGTGAGTTGGCAAGCACGTCTGCATCATGTTCTCCAGAGAATATGTAACCCGCACCTCCCATTTCCGCAGCTAATTGATAAATACGGTCATATTTCATACCAAGAACGTGAGTGCGTGCATCCTCTTGTATAAACACGTTCGCAGGGCTTTCTTCGTATGCGGGTAATTTAAGGTCTAGTCCTACTACATACCATCCTTCTTTTTTTAACCTCTTAACAAGGTTGTGGCCTATGAAGCCCCCCGCACCACAGACTAATGCTGTTTTTACACTTGCTTCCATTCGGGTAATAACTTAGTTCTTATAATTTTATCTGTGTACCATTCTTTCGGAGCTATTACCTTCTTTTTAGAATCTCCTAAATATGCGCCCCACCAACTAAAAGATGAGTTCGCCATGATAATCCCCTTACAACCCGCCATTAAGTTTAAGTCTGTAACTTCATCGTTTCCTTCACTGAAAGAAAAGCGTCTTCCTTTGAAGAGTGGTTGTTGTTTACACCATTCAATGTCGTCTGAGAATACAAGGAAGTCTTCATCGGGAAACTCTGCGATAGCTCTTTCATAATAGCCATCTTTCCATAAATCCACATAGAAAGGATTGTTTACGTAATCTCCCCTCCTTACGTGGATAGCCACTTGGTCTATTGGTGTGATTCCTTGTCCATATAGTCCTTTAATGTGGTAGCGGTAGTGGTCAAAGTATTCAGGGCTCTGCACATAGACATCATCTATCTCTTGGTCTAGTTCTTTGGCTTTCAAGTAGGCGAACTGGAACATTTGGTTCCCAATTCTGCCACTTAACCGCCACATTGGAATCATTTTATTTCTTTTGAGCGCGAATAGCTTTAATCTTTTCTTCTAACTCATCAATTACCTCAACATATATCTTGCCATTCCTCTCTACCATCTCCTTAGCAAGTTCAAACTCTTTTAGTTCTGGTTTTACTAACTCGTTTACAATAGGAGTGATTTTATTCTTAATAAGTTGGGCTTTTTGGTATACCTTGTCCGCTTTTTCCATTTCAACACGATAAGGGATGAGTAGGGTCTCCAATTCCTCCTTTAATTTTGCACGTTGTTCTTCTAGTGGAGTAAGTTTTGCATAAAGAGCATCTAGTTCTGGGGATTGTCTTTCCATTTCTTTACGGAACGGCTCCACTTCTTCATCTAACTTCTTTAATTCTTTGTGTAATTTTGCCACGCGCTCGTCAGTTATTTCAATTAAGCGTGAGCCTTCATAATTCTTCTCCTCTAAAAACTCTTTCGGTATGTGCATATTATTTATTTATTAGTAAACCAATTTTACGTTCCCATTCAGGGGCATATTTAGCGATATTATAATTATCTAAAACATAGTCGTGTGCTTTCAAAGCGAGGAGTTGATAAGTAGAGTGCTTCTCCATAACTTCTATAACCTTATTATACCACACGTCTTTCTTTCCGTTATCCACAAGCACCGTCATATAAGACTCGTCTACTCCTTGATAGGGTGAATCACCAGTCGTAAATCCTTGAGCGACCACAGGAATTTTTAAAAGCGAGGCTTCTAAGAACTTTAAGTTGCTTTTAGCGCGGTTAAAATCCCATTCTTTACGGGGAATAATAATTAAATCCAGCGCTAGGTTGGCAAGGGTCATCATATATTCCGTAACATGTACTGTTGGATGCCATTCAGTATGTTTTAATGTAGCCCAAAAGTCATAATCTTCTTTCATTGAGGGCATAAGTGTTCCATCTTGATATTTAACACCCATAATAACGAACATAAACTTACCTGTTGCGTCTAGTTTCTTTAAATCTTCTTTTATATGCACATAATCATCGTTTGACGACACCGAACCTATGATTCCAATGCGGAAATATGGGGTAAAATTAGGCCTACACGACATTTCATCTAGGGGGTCTATACAATTCTTCAAAACAGCCACATTCGGGTTTAATTGGGCGTATTCTTTCGCTAAAAATTCAGTAGATGTGGTTACCCCGTCAGCTATCCGAACAAAATTGTTTAAGTTTCTATTAAGTTGTTGGGCTATTTCTACTTGCTTCTCACTCCCCAATCGCGCCATAGGAATACCCGAGTAGGAGTCGTCATTATCAAATATAATTTTCTTACCTTTTTCCTTTAAAAGGAGTGCTAATTTATATGAGGGTTGTGAGCTAGGCCGTTGGAAGCACACAACATCAGCTTGGAGGGCTTTTTCAACAAATCGTTCATTAGAAATATCTAAATCTGGTCGTAGAAACTCACTCACGACTGTCTGATTGGAATAAACACCTGGTAAATATCCCCTGTAATAGTAACAAAAAGGGTAGTCGCCCTGGAGGTAGAAGATTTTCATTACTTCTTTTCTTTTTGGGGCTTATTCTCCTTCTTTTCTTGTTTTTCTACACAATCACTGTGTTGTGTAATAGCACTGAAATGAAACACTGCATTACACACAGTACACCTTCTCATTCTTCCTGATACTTCTACAATCATTTTTGTAATAAACTTAATATTAAATCTAACTTCTTGTCTTGTTCTGCGACTTTCTTTTCTAATTCCACCACTTTGTCGGGTGTTTCTGGTTTAATATCACCAGGCTTACCGTTACGTGCTTCAGCGTTAGGAGACTCTACCATTTGGGCGGGCGCTTCCCTTGCCTTTTGCTTATCAAGCTCTTTTTGTACCAACTCATCAAACTTAACTTGATTAACTATTTGTCCCTTACGGATAATCCAACCACCATCAGCCTCGTCTTGAAGGTCAAGAATTTCGTTTGACCCCCACTTACGGAGAGTTCTTTTTTTATGAAGTGTTCCTACGTTTGTAGACATATATATATTATACCACAACTTGAGCTAACTTGAGCTAAATACAAAAAGCCCCTTGTGGGGGCTTAATGTATAAGACTCTAAGATTAGAGGCCTACTGCGACACTGTGAGAGCGAATCTTCACTGCGCCATCTGTTCGGTTTAATACTACACCGTAACAAAGGTCTACAGTAACCAGTTCTCCAAGATATTCTTGAACATATCCCTGTTGGATACGAACTCCTTGTGAACCTACGTATCCACTCATACCACGTCCTACGGGCATGGTCATGCGTGCCCAGTGAATAGCATCCTTGTGGGCGAGCATATTCAAACGAGCTGAGTTTTCTCCTACTGCACCAGCACCTAATGGTACTGCTGGAGTTACGATTACTGGGATACCATACAACATACGAGTAGGTTGTTTGGTGCGAGGTGTTTCACTTGAAGTATTCTGCCAAAGAGTAAGCTTATCTACTGAACCAACTTGGCGGTAGAAGGTATTTGGGTGGAAAATCCACGCAACATCTCCTGTGTATATACCATACACACCAGTTGTCTCCATAACCGCAAGTGCTGCGAGGAGAGTAGAGTCTGCAACATTTGACGAAGCAAGTCCAAGAATTTGCCCTGCAACAGTGAAGTTTGTGAACTGTGCTGCAATTGCATCATCAAGGTCTTGAGCCACTTCCCAAGCACAAGCCTTAGCAAATGCGTCTTGCATTGTGTAGCTTTTCTTGAGTTGTGCCATTTCACGGTCTTCAATAAGGAATGAAGCTTCCTTCCAAGTAGACACCGTGAGGGTGTTCTTGGTCTGAATCGGATTGTTTAATACGATTGCAGCATTGTTTGCTTTTGCGCTTGTGGACATCGCCACAATATTTGGAGTGTAAACATCCGAACCTCCATCTGCTAATTCTTCTGAACGGTCTACGAAGAAGGTAGCAAGTGAGAGATTGTAGCGGAAGTAGTCGTTAATCTTCTGACCCCACACTAATGGGATGTCAGCAGTTAATGCACCACCTACGCCTGCGGACATTGAAGCTCCTGATGAACCTAATGCCATATATTTCTATCTTAGCCTCTCGACTTTAGCCACAACTCTTTATGGTCTGCATTTTCAAGGTCGGGGGTGTCAAAAGATTTACTCTTTCGTGTTTGCCCTGAACCCCTAGAAGCACCTAAAGAGGCACTTTCCGACTTAGCCTTTGCTTCTTTGTTTTGTTTATAAGAAACGAAAAGCTCATCGGTCTGCGCGGCAAGAATTGAGGTTCCATTAACTTTCGCCAATTTCTTGAGATAGTTTAATGAGTCCTCATCCATTCCTTGTGATTGAAGTATTTTTACATCTACTTCATCAGCGGAGAGGTTGTTACTAATAGTTTGAGGTGCTTCAGCGGGCTTTTGCTTAATAGCTTTAGCTTGTGCTTCTGCTTTATGTGCGCGAGCAGTAAGTTGGCGTTTAGCTTCTTCAGCTTCGGCTAACTTCGCTTTTAACACTTCGACACCCTCAACATCGTCTTGAACTTCGAGGTCAAGCTCCTCTGATGAATTTATGGTTTCATCTACCTGATATTCTTCTTCCATTTATGGTTGGATTACCTGTGCGGGTTTTTGCAGTTCCCGCTTGCTAATAATGAACGTGTAGGATGCGCTCGCCCCGTGTTTTATCTAGCTGGATTTATTACTTCTATTTTCTTTTTAGGTGCGTACAAGTCTTGTAATTCAGAAAAAGCTTGCTCTATCGTTTCTTTCGCTTCAGCGATACTTTTAGTGTCTTCTTTTTTGTAGACCTTCTCAAGAGCGTATTTATCAAGTGTTTGAAAAAGGAACTCTTTAACTTCTTCCCGTGTGTGTTCATCGTTATAAAATTGGTTTAATAATGTACTCATAGGAGGTTTACGCAATCTTGTACTCGTAACCCAGTAGTATTAGCTTTAGTATTCGCAGCATCTTGTATACGAAGCCCCTTGGTCGCCGCCCAAAAGTTCCATCCATCCTGTTCAGTATCACTTGATGTCTCACGGCCATTTATAACCCTAAGCGCTTCGGCGTTTCTTAACCCAGTAGTTCCTGCAATACGATTCAATGAGTCTTGGATTGAACGCTTACCCTGTGATGAGAGATACCCAAAAGTTTCTCTCGCACCAACTGTTGGAGTTGCATTAAGTGCACGACCTGAATAATCAAGTGCTGTTGCTGGCACTGATGTATACCCTGTTCCAATAAGACTCGAGCCCGCTCCGAGCACATACCCAACAGTAAATGAGGGGTCCACATTTGTAGCAGTTGCTTCTACGTTTGATTGCCATAATGCAAAGGTGGTGCGGTTCGTTCCGTTATAGGTGTAGGTAATTGAAGACGCACTAGGCATATAGTAATTATTATTGAAGAAGGTGGCGGTTTGAGAAGCGTTTGAAGATGTAAAAGGTTTTGCAGTCGCTCCTGCGTTTTGGATAATATTATTCGCCCACACAATACCTGTTGCATTACCAAATCTATCTTCAGGAACATACACTTTCGTTCCTGTGGCGGGTGAGGTGGCCGAACCCGCAAAGGTATAGGTAAAGGTATTCGCCCCAGTAACAGTAATGGTATAGGTTCCGTTGTATTCTGTTTGCACCGCACCAGAGATGGTTATAGAGTTCCCTGTAAAGAGGTTGTGAGATGCACTGGTAGTTACTGTGGCGGTGGTGCTTACACTGGTAATAGAGCTAATGCCGTAAATATCGTCTTCTTGGTACATATCTCCAAGACCGCCTACGTATGTTGGAGAAACAGCATTTACCACTGTATTATTAGCCACTACAGTATTTTGGCTTCCTTTTATGCGAAGTGAACCATACGCACCTCCAGTTGCGATAGTATTCTCCACAATATTTCCTGACATAATTCCACCACTTTGTCCTTTAAAGATGATTGCAAGAGGTACATTTTTAACATAGTTGCCGTAAATCCTTCCGTCATCAGCTTGTCCGTAGAGAATGCCGTGTGTCGTGGTTGCACGAGAGGTGCACTCAACATAGTTGTTATACACATCCATCGCAGCAATTTTATTAAATGTCTCTCCATTAAATCCATCATTACCAATTAAGATTCCCACACCTGCGGTTCCACGATTGATTATACGATTATCGTGGCATGTTCCACTCATCGCACGCCCTTCATAAGTAGGAAGTGATTGATAGGCAGAAATCTCCACTGGCATAACATTTCCTGTGCCTGAATGGTCTATATCAACCAAATTGTTTTCAAATGTAAATGTAGTGGCGTTTTGGATATGTAAACCAAAATAGTTTGAGGGAGCTGAGGTATTGGCATTGGTTTGTAATACTGTATTACCTGTAAAAGTAAAAGAGGGGGTTGCGCCATCTCCTACCGCAGAAGCCCCTACAAACCACAATCCTTTATTGTTCGCACTTGCAGAGCTGAAGTTAAGAGTAAAAGTTGAATTAGTTATCGTTAGTGCGCCTGTAATTCTTGTAAGTACACAGTTAATAACTTGTCCTACGGTGTTTGAGTTTGATTCAATAATACATCCTGTAAGGGTTGAACTTCCTGTAACAATACGGTCTCTAAACGCATAAGTATTACCCGCAATAAGTTTAGTGCCATTCATTACAATACTATGCACTGCGTTTGCACCAGAGGCTGACGCAATAGCCGCCTGTCCATTTACGCTATACGCATCAACAATCAATTTACCAAACGTAAACGTAACCCCCGCCGCACTGCTCGTTGTTATTACAGGGTTTCCTGCATTTGCGCTTGGATGAGTAATCGTTACCCCATAATCTGTTACTGGAGTATACGTAATCCCTTTAGTGAGGGTAAGTGTTTCTCCGTAAGTACCATCGTTAATAATTACCGTATCTCCTGTAGAGGCGGCGGTTTGTGCGCCAGCAATAGTTAGTTTAGGGGTAGATTTAGATGTGCCATTATTACTATCGTCTCCTATGGCGTATCCATTGGTAGCAGTTTTTGAAACGTAAAAGGTTGGCATATTACTGTGTTCCTTGTGGCATTACACTGTTAATCTGTTCTTGCCCCATTGGTTGTGGTTGGGTTGGTTGTTGGGCTTGTGGTGCTTGCGCTTGCGCATCTCCTTTAGAAAGTGAGATGGGCGATACACCAGAACCAGACATTTCTAATATCTTATTAAGAACCATTTGAATATCTTGTGCTGATACAATACCTGTTTGTGCAAGTGGAATCATTGTCTGTAAGGTGGTTGAGAGAGATTCCATAACCGCCATCTTATTCTTTTGTTCTCCCGTGATGTTGATTGAAAGATGTGCTTTCATATCTTTATACCAAGCATCAGGTATGTCCATAAATCTTCGGCGACCTGTTTCTGTGATAAGTCTTGATGCTTCTTGGCGTAGGATAAGATAATCTTCGATACCAACAATTTCTCCTTGTAGTACACGGTTAATTATTTGTTTATTCGCATACGCAACAGAGAATGATTCATCAATCTTTTGTATTTCTTCAGGGCTAAAGTCTGAAGCTAAAATATGTGCTTTATTAAGTTTCTTCTGAATATACGGAAATACCCAGTCATAAAAGAGTTCTTTTAAGAAAATCCCCCATTCTTCACGCCTATAATCAAAGTGTGATGAACCTGATTGCGCTACGAGCGCTTGTAACCTATAAGGTTGTCCTGATGGGGGTGTCTCCCCACGCACCGCATCGTATGATGAAGTAGCACGTTCGTATTGACTCCACCACTTTTGCTGGAGTGCTTGGAACTCTGGTAATACGCCAGCGGGTAAGAGGTTAAGAACATTTACATCCTTATTATCTTCAAGAACCATAATAGAACCATTGTCGTGTTCAGTGGTTACATTGTTGCCTATTTTCTTAGAATTGGTTTTAAGGATGATTTTACCCGCTAACTCCATAGCCATTTGTTCTTTTTGAGCGGCATCGTTAGTCCATACTTGTGCTTCATCTCCTTCTTCAACCACACCACGTCCTAAAGCACGGCCAGCCACTCTTTTCCAAGGTAAGTATTTATATTGTGATTCCTTTATTTCTTCCCAGAATAAGTGAACAGTCTTTGCACCCTTAATACAGTAGAAATGTCTTTGGAGTGAATAGTCTTCATCGCCATCATCACATTCTGCGTCTTCGGATAGATATGAAACAGGAAATTCTCCTTCTACTTCCCATACTTCCATGCGCTCAGATACTTTTGTGTAACCTTTCTTTGCGTATAAATCTATAGCGTCATCTATACTGTTCCATACATTCTTCTTTCTGCGGATTTCATTTGGTGTTAGGTAGTGTTTTTCAATCTTTACTCCTCCTTCAAAGTCTACGGGGTCGGTGTAGATATTCTTCCAATCAACTACTTCAATCTCCATTAAACCCTTCTCCTCTCCTTCTGTTTCAACACACTTCTTAATTACCACACCTCCATAGCGAGCGCGGGTTTCTCCCATTTCATTTAAAACCTTAGCGAAGTTACTCTCTTTCATCCACTTCTGTATTTCGTGGTTGAAAAGGAACGACTTAACATACGAAGCCTCATCATCTGCTTCCACAACAATGTCTTTAGTATCTATGTCAGTAGCTACCACTGCGGTGTCTACCATTGTATTTACTATATTAAAAAAGGGGATTTCTCTCCCGAGAGTATCTTTGTTGCCTCCAAGATATTTGGAGTTTGAATAGAAGTCTATTGTGCGGAGTTGTTGATATTGTGAAAAGTTTAAACCACCAGTGATTTCAATGGTGCCGTCTGTATAGTCGGATTCAATCTGGCGAAGTTCGTTGATTAGTTTCATTAAAAAAACTCAAAGCTAGTAACAGGCCTTGAGTTCTTCTCTTAGGTCTTTTAATTATACCATATTTTAATCTTTCTTTGTAAAGCGCAGACGCCTCTTTTCATTTATCTTGTCAACGCATAAACATTTGTCCTTCTACTGTAAGCAGTATTTTAGAACTCTTTACTAAAAGGTAGTTATCAGGCTTTCCTGTCTTGTCTGCGGTAATGATTACCTGCTCAAAAGGGTTCAACTTTCTTAGGGTTTCTATGATAAGTTCTTCATTTTTACTAAGGTTCATCGTGCGGTGTTCTTAACATTTCTAAACTTAGTTAGTGCCCTCTCATGACGAATGCGGTCTAGTTCCACCTCATCCTCAGGAATGTTACCCATAATAGCGTAGCGCAGTGCATCAAGAGCGTGGTCGTGTTCCTTAATAGGTTTCTCTGACTCATTGTGGTCGGGTTTCTTTTCAGGATACGCATAGGTTTCTAGTTCACTGATGAGATTTACACAATTATTATTTATCCATATTTTGTTTCTTTTGAACAGAGAACGTATTTTATTGATTCCTGTAGCAACAGAACCAGGGCTTTTATCAACTTCACGTACCTCAATTCCTTTATCTGTAAGAACCCGAATCGCAGACGCATTTTCAGGGTCAGGATAGACCGCATTAAACTTACACGACTGCACATAATCTGCTATTTGAGCTTCTGTCCTACTGGTACGATACCATTCATGTGATACCCAATAAGTATTGTCATAGTCCTTATAAATATGAACCACCGCACAAGGATTCGTATATCCAAAGTCTACTCCTCCTATGTATTCAGAGATTTTAGCAGTTACGGGGCCATTGAATAAATGCCTGTCTCTACTAAATTCTTTATATACTAATCCCTCAGTCTTTCTGAAGTCAGCCAGGTATTCTTGAGCGAATCTATCCTCCGTGAGTTCTTCCTTCGCCTTGTCCAATTCGTCTACAGGTAAGTGAGGATTGTCATAACTTGTAAAATGAAAGGACTTATAATCCGTATCAGTATCTTGTTTATTAAAAAGTCTATAGAAATGATTAAACCCTTTAGGAGTAGAGATGAATAAGGCTTCTCCCCGTACATCGGTTAAGGTGGGTCTGATTACTTCTTCCCAGTTTACATCCCAGTTTCTCATAGAGGCTATTTCGTCTACCACAATGAAATGAAACTTCTGTCCTCTAAGGGTTTCGATAGACTCCCAACCTCTAAGCATTATCGTAGAGGTTCCTCCTTTAGTAGTATTAAGCGTAATCTCTAGGCGTGATTCGTTTACCTTCGCTATTGCGGGTAATGCAATACGTTTAAGCTCTTGCCATGCAATATCTCGTGCTTGTTGATAGGTAGGAGCGATATAACATATCTGTCTATTGTCTCCGTATACAGCCTTAGCAACCATTTCTAACACCGCTAAAGAAGTCTTACCGAATCTTCTTCCACAATTTACTACCCTGAAGCGGTGTAAATCCTTAGCTATTAGACTCTGGGCTGGGTGGAGTATCATTCTTATTTATAAGTTCAGCGGGCATTATCATTATCTTTTCTCCCTTAGAGGTTATATCAGTGGCTTGTGCTGGTTTACCCTCTAACATCTGCCACAGGAGTGCGCGTTGTTGTTTGTCTTCTATAAAATACTCTACCAATTCTTCAAACTTACTTGGATTCTCCTCAAAGACTTCTAATATACGTTCCTTAATAGTTGGTCTCTTTGGTCTTCCATAAGGATTAGCGGTATTACCAGGAAGGAGTCTACCGTTCTTATCTCGTTCAGGCTTGTTTATTTCTTGTTTATCTTGTGTTTCTTGTGAAACGTCTTCCATTAAAGTAGTTCTTGTTTAATAATTGCTTGTTTTGGTATCGCTATAGTAAAGAGTACTGCGTTGTCTGTGATGTTCTGCGCGATTTCTATAAAGTCATCATCTTCGTGGAGTACATAGCCGACAGAATCACATAACAATCTCTCTTTGGTGGCTGATTCATACTTGTGCCAGCCATCATCTTCTCGTACAGAATCTAGCCATTGAATATGCACCACTTTCATTCCTTATATTATATCATAAGTTAAAGCCCCCTTGAAGGAGGCTCTTTCTAACGAGGCACATACGGTGCAAACGTGGGTTCAGCGAACTCAAATGCGTCTGCCTCCAGACTTGCACCGCAGAACAAGCAATTCACTTCTCCTGTTTCAGTGTTTACTTGGCCGTTGCGTTCTTGTGAACATTCAGGACAGCGGACTTGTATGTCAATCTTCATGGCCGAAGTTCACTTTGATGAAGTG